GGGACTTGCTGCGCTTCTATGGCACTTGGTCGCCGGAGAAGGAGGTTGGCATCGGGCTGGACCCGCATTCTCATTGGGGTCAGCTAGTTCAGTGGTTGACGGATCATGGTACTCGCAGCAATTTTATTGCTGGTGATTACAAGCAGTTTGATAAGAACCAAGAGCACGACATCAAGGAGTGTCTCTTTGACGCAATCATCGACTGTTACCCTGCGTTCGATTCTTACAACACTGCAAGGAGGATTTTGCTGAACACAGCTGATGGTGCTATGGTGATATTTGCAGGCAAACTGTACCGTGTGCCAAAGGGTATGCCTTCTGGGCATCCTGGCACTAGTCTGATCAATGGACTGTACAATTGCTTGCTGTATCGCCTCGCATTTGCTAGGAGCATATTCCCCACCCAGGGGCGCCTTCCGATGCGTGACATGTTGCTTTCCGCAGCAGTTGCGTTTCGTGAACATGTGCGCCTCAGTGTCACGGGTGACGACAACATCGCGACTAGCACCTATGAGACTTTCAACGAGCAGGTTTTGCCTACTCACATGGCGCAGTTTGGAGCTATTTACACTATGGACGTCAAGACGGCACAGGCCACTAAGGCGTTCAGGGGTTTAGAGGAGGTCAGTTACCTTGGTCGTGCTTTTAGGCGCGATCCGGGTAGGGCCAACATGTGGGTGGCTCCACTGCGCATGGAGAGCATTTTGCTCATGGGACAGTACGCGGAGAAGAGGTCGCAGATTACTACCGAGTGGTATCGTGCGACATTGGCAAGCTTGCTGGGTGAGCTTTCAAATCACCCAGATGAGGTTTGGACTCGAGTTGCACCGATAGTTTGGGAGGCATTCCGGGATCACTTGGGTGGACGCGTTGTTGCTCCAGAGGAGCGCACACTCGGTGTTTCCGGTGTGTACCCATTGCGTGATGACCTTTACGAGGACGTTGCGTTTTTGGATTTTCTCGGGGAGTGGTCTTAAGTCAGGAGTGGCGGGGTACATACGGCGGAGCGCGTAAAGACATGCGGAAGCGCGCAATGTGACAGGATAGCCGTTTCTTCCTGGCAGGTGGGCTTTTTAGCCTTACTGATCAAGTAGCCTAGCTGGCAGCCCCAGCAAATATTAGATCAAACGCATGCGCGTCTTGGGCAATGAGTGTAGCCTTAGATTTAATCAGCACTTACTCAAGTAACAATAAACAACGAGGACGCAACTATTGCGTCCAACAGTGTCAACGACCCAGGTTTGGACACTTCCGGCTTAAATCCCGGGGGTGTTTCGGATGTGACAGTAGTGGGTACTGACATGGTGTTTGTCCAGGACTCTTGCAAGGAAGTAGTGATTCGTCACTCACCTATTGCACACAATTATCCTGGTGCATCAGTTAGTGCCCCTGAAGCAGAGTGGTTTGCCCGGCCTGTCAAGGTTGGTAGTGGTACGCTTAACGGAGCAGCTGGTAACATTTTCAGTCACCAATTTCTTCCATCTTCCAACATCTTTCCTTGGTTTGAGAAGTTTCAGGCTTGGGGCGCAGCACGGTTCACACTCTGTTATGATGTAACCATCAACTGTACTCCTTTCCATGCTGGCTATCTCAGATTTGCTTGGAATCCTATTACCGGCAAGCAGGGCGCTGATTTCTCTCGTACCGCTAATGCTGTTCAATACCAGTTACCAGGGGCCTGCGTCGATTTGCAGGAGTGCACGCGTTGTTGCGTACGCATTCCATTTTGCAACAATGTTCCGTTTGTGCCCCTGCGTTTGCCGGGTGAAGAACAGGCAGTTGGCACCTTTCTGATAAACCAGCTTCATCCAACGTCTTCCCCGATTGGCACTGTTCCCCCAACGTATACGGTTTATCTGCATTTAGAGGACGTGGAACTGATTGGTCCGGTCGCTCGCGATCTTACGGCTACGCAGCCCCAGTCCGGTGTTATGAGTGCATACAAGTCAATAAAGGACAGAGCTAGTAAGTACGCTAATGGTAAGGCGGGAATTCTGGCCACGGCAAAAGGTATCAATGAAGACTTGCAGCAGAGCAAAGCTATCTCAACTGTGCTCTCTGTAGGTTCCAAAGTTGCCTATGCCGTTGGCAAGATTCCGCTGATTCCATCAGGTGCTAACGCTGTTGGTTGGATGCTGCGTTACGCAGCAGACACTGCAGCCAAGTTTGGATACAGCAAGCCCATGGCCAATTCAACGGTCACCAGGGTTATGCACATGGGCCAGGTTTTCGATGGCAACTGCACTGGTGAGGAGCCAGGTGCCAATCTTTCGCTGTTTCATGATTCAGCACTTCCAGTGGCTGCTCCGGCGGGCACGGAGTTTGACGAAATGAGCGTTGCTTACATCGCGGG